TATCAACAGTTGCGGTAAATATTAAAGTTATTTCTGTTGGTGTCGGTGTAGGGGTTGCTGTTGGTGTCGGTGTAGGGGTTGCTGTTGGTGTCGGTGTAGGGGTTGCTGTTGGTGTTGGGGTGTTTGTTGCTCCTCCACCTCCGGTTGTTGGTGTGGGGGTAGGGGTTGCAGGTGTTGGTGTTGGGGTAAGGGTTATGTCATTCTGAACATCCCTTTCAACCATATATGAATAATCACTTTTATCAATTGTTACTTTATAATATAAATCTTCATATTCAGTATAACCCGATATACTATTTTTTTCATAAAACTTAATTGGGTTTCCACTCTTACCAATTCTACCATCAGAAACCACATCTGTAAAATTTGGTTTATTAACAAAATCACTTATACTACCATCTTCCGCATTATAAAACTTTGCGGTCATCCAAAATGTGTTTCCTATTATTGTTGTTCCACTAAATGGACTCTCATCCTGAAACCAAAACAAATACATGTTTTCTTTATTTCTATAGTTTGATCCCATAAAAACAGGTAAGAATATGTAATCGTTGAGTGTGGTGTGGAAATATTTTTCTCCCAATGGTAACGATAAATTTTTAGCAAAAACTAATTTTCTATTTGTTCTATCTGGTTTTACACTATTTGGCGTTTTAAAAAATTCTAATCTAAAAAAACTTTTAACGGTTTGTTTTAACATTAAAGCATTTTCTTTATTAGAAAGACCCGTTGGTTCATAATCGTTAACATATGTTGACCCATTTAAAAAATAAAAACTAAACCATATGTCGGTTTGTTGAAATGTTGTACCACTTTTTGTTACATCATAAGGTTTGTGAATATATCTAACGGTCTCATAATTTTCAATTGGATTAATGATTTCACTTAGAATTTGTTCTTCCATTTGAAGAGCACCTTCTTCCCAACCAAGATCTGTTTTAAAATCTTGTTCCATGTTCATGGATATTGTTAAATCATTTGTATTAGATAAAATTTTCATTAACAGTCGGTTATTGTTTTATCGTTGAAGTTTGTCAATCCGTCAGTTTTATTTTGGTATAATCTCTCATTTCTTAAATAGAAATTAATATCATTTTTTACATAATGAATATTGTTTATAAATGGATGATTAACACCATAACCATCGGGGTCAATATATCCATGGTCATATAAATCTCTCCATTTCCATAACCCTTCCTTTTCAAAATACATTGTATTTTCAGGTAAGTTTATAATGTCGTTTGTTTTTGATGTTTCAACATATGGAGACAATTCTTTTAATTTTACCTTATGATATGGTTGATAATATAAACCAAATAGATTTTCGGCGGTTGCTCCTGAAAATCCATCAACATTACCATCTTGATTGTGGTCAAATGTTGCTATTGGATTTGATATCTTATGATATGCTTCACTTATAATTCTTTCCTTTAATTCGGTTTTATTATATTCAACATATGCACCCGTTAATCCGGTAGTACCTATTGTGATTGAATTTCCACTATAAAATGTAAAACCTGATTTAGTAAAAGACGTTGTAGTTATTTTAGTTTCATTTGATGTCGTACCACTAAAATGTTTATCAATCCAAGTATTGTGAAAATTAAATTTCCATCCAACTTTTGGTGGGTAATTAAAAAATCCGTTTGAGTTTCTATATATAACAGTTAAATAAACATCTGTTGGTGTGTATCCTAAATTATTTGTTATTCCTGTTAATATTAATGGTTCTTTAAAATCATATATTAAAGATTCCATTCTATTTCTTTCAACTAATACGTCATTATCACCATTTGAATTTTCAATTAATAGTTTTCTTTCGTCTTCCCATATTGGGGTTTCAAAACCAATTTTATCTAAAATATAATTCGTAGAATCTGTTAATGTTTTATGTTGATGAACATAATATTGTGATGTTGTACCTGTAATATCATTTCTATTTAAACATCTTTTACCAACAGTTAATAATGGTATTGTTGTTCCTGTTAAAATTTGACTCTTTAATAAATTAATTACATATTTTTCTGAATTGTGAACCTCATTACCAACACTATCAATTGTAAATGTTCTACCACTAACGTTTCCTGTTAATGTTGTTCCTGATAATACAACAAACTCCCCAGATTTCATTCCATGTTCAACAGGTGAAGTTAATTCATAATAAGAACCACCTGAATATGATAATCTAAATGGAATACCATCACCCGATGTAAAACTTATTGTTTCACCCGCAGTTGATCCTGATAAACTATATTTCATTGGGAACAAACTATTGTGACTTTGTACATAACTTAGATATATGTTCCAATTTTTATATGGTGCCGTAATCGATGTGGTAACCGTATGACCTGTATTAGTTGTTCCTGTTAAAATTGTTGTTACACCAAAAGTTGGTGATGTTCCACTTAACGGTACGTATATTTCTCTTAAAACATCGTTTCTTAAAAACGCTAATTCATTATAAGGTAAAAATCCATCGAAATTATTATCACTTCCATCACCACTTAAATAAAGATTTTTTTGTAATGGTTCGTATGTTGTACTTCCAGAATACATATTTCTGAAAATCATTTTTAATTTACCATATATTTTATAATTCTTACTATCGTTTCTTTCATCACTAAATAATTGTGCAATATCTAAAACAACATCTCTATCTCCAAGACGCATTAAATTTTCAGAAGAATCTAAATTTAATCTTAAATCTAAGTCTTCCTCTTCTGCCTTGAAGAATCTCTTGGTTGGTAATATTATTTTTTTCTTTTCCATTATTCAGCAGATGGGAACGCACCCTTTGGTCCGTATTTTTCTATTAGTTTATCTATCGCAGTCTTACCGGGTCTTAATCCAAAATAAAATAAGAATGGTGTTGATAGTATTTGTTTTGTTCCGTTATAATTTGTTGATGTTGGTTTTACCATAAAGTCGAGGTCGTTTGTCCATGCCTTTGATGCCCAATTACTCGTTTCTCCAGTTCTAATCCATAGTGTTCCCGTTAATGGATTATCTAATGTACCTGTGGCAATTTCGAGTACCGTGAATCCTTCTTCTTGATTATTATAAGTTGTATGTGTTGTACCTGTTGTTTCAATATCCGCATACACATCATTATATGTTACACCAGTATATGTAAACGTATCACCACTATATTGTTTTGTCATCGGTAATAACAAATATTTGTGTGTGGAATCACCTGTATACTTGTAATTTTTAGTCATTCCTTGTAATGGTTGTACTTCAATATTACCATAATCCCAATGTTGACTAACTCCAGCACCGAATCCATTTGTTCCGTCACCGCCCTTTTCCCATAAATAAAATGGAACTTCTTGTGATGATTCTGTTAATCTTCCGGGCTCATTTAAACAAGCTCTAACTCGATATCCCTCACCATCGTCTAGTACTAAATTTATCGGTAGTGGTCCACCATTTAATAATCCTGGATAAGATTCAACATCTAACACTTGTGGATTATATGCGGCATAATTTCTATTTTGTAAATCAAATTCTTCAATACCAACTTCATTGTTTATGGATATTAATTGTAAAATATCTCCATTCATAACAGTACCAAAACCACTATATCCGTTGTTTTCAAAAAACGAATTGTAATTACCACTTGTACTACCATCTGTTGCCAAATAATCTAATTTATAATTAATGTATAAACCTAACATCTCTTTAAAATTTTGATAAGATGTTGGTCCAATATCTCTAACAACTGAACAATTTGGGTCTAATGATGGGTCAGTACATATTTCTTTTATAAACTCATCTCTTGGTCCTAAATCAACAATGGTGGTTGGATGACCCAATCCTTCTCTATCACTTCTACTAAATGTACTACCATTAAAATATGTTGATCTATAGTAAAATCTTTTGTCTGGATTTTCCACGGTACCCGCTTTAAAATAAACTAAATCAGGACAATATTTTGTTCTTCTAACATTTAAATCTAATGTTGCCTCGTCATCCCATCTAACCTTTGCTTTAAATGGAAACATATACAATGAACCTGTTAACCAGTTGTCAATAAATTTATAATTTGCAATACCACCACAAAATACTTTAGCAACAAGTTTTCTTCTAGCATATTCAGTTATTGCATCAAAATTATCTCCCCAATTAAGAGTTGCTGCGGCCGGTATAATTGTAAATAAACCATATCTAAATTCAGAATAACCACTGTGTGTACCACATGTACCACAAGGATTACTATTAACATTTCTAATAACTTGACCAACAGCAATTTTACCAGAACCACAAACAGTACCTGCTGTTATGTTTGTGGATGTTAATCCACTATATGGTGTGGATGCATTACCAACACAATATGTTCCATAGACAATAGATTCTTTATAAACGGTAACATATTGTTGACATCCACCTTCTAATTCACTACTTAATCCTGATGTATTTGAACCTCCAGTTAAACTTGATTGTGAATCATATATTTTGTAACCCTGTGGTCCTGTTGGTGGATTTCCTCCACTATAACTAACTGTTTGTGTATCATCATAATAATACGTATCAATACCATTTATTGATTCAGTAAATAAATTTAATGTGGTATGTTCTCCTGAATTATTAAATTTAACAATAAATCTACCCGTGTAATCGGTTAATATTTGAGATAAAGTATAACCGCTTATAATGGATGGTGTAACTGTTGTTCCTGAACATGCGGTTGATGGTATATTAAAATAAAGTCTAGTTGTATCCCCGTCTCCATCTGTATAACTTGAACAACCATATGTTGTCATAAAACTATCCGGAATTGCACTTCCTGTAGCAATTTCATTATATAAATCGGCTGGATTGGTACTTGTATTTGGTAAATCATTTGAATAATCCAAGTTATCACATGTTTCACATTCGGGATATATAGCAATACCTAATCTAACCGTACCAAATCTTTGTAATGGTTCGATAACTAACTTATCAAAAAAATCAAACGGTCTCCAATCGATAATATGTTTTACATAAATTCTAAAATTATAAAACGTTTGAAACGGTAATATTAAAACCTGTACCGCAGCGATAAACGCATAATAAATTAATCTTTCAAACGTGTTTAATATTATTGCCAATAAAATGGCAAAAGTAATTGTTTGTACCGCGTGATTAATTGGTGGGGTTAGTGAATTATTTTGACAATCGTCTTCCTCCTTTGGTGCAATTTGTGTGATTCCTAAATTCCCATTACTGTGTGAACCAAGAAATGACGATACACTATAAATTTTATTATAATTAAATCTATAAAAATAATCTTGTGGATAATATGATCCGTTGACGTTATTAAAAAGAATATTATCATTTAACGCTCCCAATGGATAATCATTCCAATTTGTTGACCAAGTATATGACTTATCAATTTCCGAATCGGTAGTTGCATATTCCCTAATATTTGGTATTAAATAAGAACCGATTGTTCTTACTCTACCTAATGACTCATTTTTTGTGGATACTCTAAATCTATAACATGCAGATGTTGGAATACCCTTATTTGGGTCGTTTGTAATTTCGTTCTCACCGAATTCATTTGTGTAAACAAACTCCATGTTCATAGGAACCGAAATCATAAATGAACCACTATCATCAACATCTTCACTAGTTTCCATTAGTTCCAATATTGGTCGATTGTTACTATCTTTCTTGTTTGTAAATCTTAATATTTCTACTGTTGCCGGTTCGGTAATAAGACCACACTTATTACCCATACCACCTCTTGGTGTACAATTTTTATTAACCGTGTTGTTTCCTTGGTCGGAAAATACTGACCCTAATAAAATTGCCTTTGGTTCAATTTTTACTCCCTTATCTGATAAATCAAAATCCGTTCTTGTAATTCCTATTTGACATAAGTCAACATTACCCCAAAATGGAACAACCTCAACCGTCTTATCAAATGAAACGATTTGGGGTAATGAATCAATATCTTCAGATGCTTTAAATGCGTATGATGTTTTAAATTGGTCTAATCCAACTCCTTGTCTAATGAAATCGTCGGGTCTTAGTGAAAAACAACCCATGTCCGATAAATCCAAATCAACATGAAGTTTTTGTAATCCTAACGGAACTCCCCATATCATAAAGTCACCAGATTCATTAGTCTTAACCGTGTACTTATAATATTTCTCATAAACTTCCAATACCTCTTCTCTATTGAGAACTTCTAATTGGTCGGGAAATGTTCCAGTTGGTTCGTGTCCTCCGTGTTGTTTTCTTGCCGGTAATAAATTATATCTGTAATTTGTTTCTTCGTTTCTTTCTGATGGGTCTTTATATGGATATAAAGCCGAAATTACGGGGTCTGTCGAATCTTCGTCCGATAATGGGACAAATATAGAAACTCTTGCGTTTGGTACCCCAAAACCATTATTAACAATGATTCTACCACACACAACACCGTAATCTGAACAAAGTGAAGTATACGTGTCTTTCTGTGTAAACTTTAAAGATAAGATTTCCAATAAATCATAGTCTTGTTTTAATTCGACTGTGATGTTTTGGTCTTTACCAATATCTGTGTATATTCTGTGTTTTTGTAGCATTCTTATAATAAATAGAAAGAGGTGGATTTTCTATTATTATAAACAAAAAACTAATTAAAATGTAGTCGTTCCTAAGGTTTTAATTCTTATCTTAATGTCCTTATTAGGGAATCTAATTTGGAATATTTGATTTGACTTCATGAATATAGTGTTGTCGCTTTGTTGTATTTCTTTCGTTGCGTTGTCTTTGTAACTTTGTGAAACCTCGGATGATGAGTATTCTCCACCAATTTTTCCAAAAACTCTTAAATCTACAACGTTCACAACTCCCGACACATTACCAATGGATTTTGACAAATCTCCAACAAATAGTGGATCTCCCATTTTACGTTTTTCAATTGCAAAGAAATCTACAATATTTTCGATTGCCGTCTTAATAACGTCTGTTTGTGATGTATTTTTATCTATAACTAAATCAACTTCTAATCCCATATCGATAACCTCACCACTTACAATGTCTAA